ATCTATAAGAGAAGTTATGTAAATTTACTCACTAAAGTGTGGTTTTCCTGACTGTAAAATCAAGTGTTAATCTCTTTTCATCACCTATAATTTGATCTGCAGAGTGTGGAACTCTAGGGTCAAAAATAATTGCAGATCCTGGTTTAAAATTATAAACCTCTGTATCGTATTTGACTCCTCCCTTCCACTCTTCTTTCCAATCAGTATTTAAAAGAAACAACACCCTTAAATTGTTAGAAATATTATGATCATGCTCATGATGATGATCGTGTTCATGTTCATCAATATGTTCTTGGTGTGTAATATCTCCTGTGACACTATCTTTCATTGATATTCCACAGTGAAGAATTTCTGGATGAAAATAGACATGCCCACCTCTATCATGGGCTGACATGAGTGCTCCAATAGCAAGACCCGCTAGAAAATTTTCAGTTGCTTCGCCGCCAACAATAATATCAAGTCTTGGACGCTTATCTTTGAATGTTACATTCTCTCCAATAGGGCGTTTAAAATGCCACGTTTCTTTATTTTCTGCGATAGTACGAATAAAATCTAAAATTGCAGTAGGTGCTGCATTATCAATAACATGAATCATTTAACAATCCTTAATCATAGAATTAACTTGAGACCCTGCTTCAGATCCAATATTGTTTCCTAGCAGTGTCGCCCAACCTGCTGCTAACCATCCGATGTATGGGATATTCATAACTGCAGGGGCTATAACACCGGTAGCAATAGCACTACCTGCCATCGCACCTTGTGACCGTGCTCCAGCGTCCGCCACGATACACTCTACGTCTCCCGCAGACTTTCCCTCGCCTGGCAAAGAGGCACCTCCCATGTTCCTCACACCTTCCATAGTGTATTGATCGCGACGATATTCTTTACGATCCTCAAAAGATTTATTGCCACCAAATAGACCTTTTTTATCTTGAGTTTTAACTAGGTCAATAGAATTTTCAGACTCAAGAATTTTGGGATCGTTTGCTTTATATTCAATTGTATATCCATCCTTACCTGCTTCAATTTTATAAGAAGAATACGGTGTGCCGCGTGGGATGTTAATGGTCGGAACCTGAATAGTAGGTTGGCGTCTGACCAAATGTCCCAACACACCGATGTGTGCGATTGCTACGACACTGCCAACACTAAGGGCAGTCCACTTGAGGTAAGGTTTCATATCACATTTTGTATGGAGGTTGATCTGAATCGGTGACGATTTTAATTGGTCCTTGCTCAACTCTAATTGTTTGAGCGGGTGCAGTTTGAGAAGCAGCAGCAATCAGTTTCTCAAGGTCTGCCTTAGTGATTGCACCAGCACCACCAGCGGCAGCAGCACCATTAGCACCATTCATCTTCATAGTGCCATCATTAGATTTCTTTGCTGTCTGAACCC